ACCATATTCTTTTGTACCAATTTGACCCTTAAATTCACCAATTTGTTTAGCTTCTTCTATATCAATAATATGAAAAGCAGAATAATCTTTACTGTCACCTCTAGCTACATCGGCTACAATTAAATATTTTCTTGTATAATCTGGATATTCCCAAATATGTAAATTACCTTCTATACCTCTTTTTTCTACAGGTTCACATATAAATGTTTTTTCATAGTAAGACAAAAGATCAGCATCAAATACTGTATTACCAGAAGTAGAAAAATCACAATCACATTCTTGTGCTGCCATTCTAGTTCCTAATTCAGCGTCTTGTTGGTCTCTCCATTGTTGATTTCTTTCAGGATGTACTGTCCAAGGTAATTTTATAGGTGTAAAACCATTTTGGTTTTCTTGGGCTTTAACCCACATTCTATGAAAAAAGTTACCTGTGCCATTTGGTGTAGATAATACAATTGCTCTACCACCCGTTGATAATGTTTGTTGTGACGAACCCCAAATGTCTTCTATTCTATTTTCTTCAATAAAGGCAGCCTCATCAATAATCAACAAAGAAATTGCTTCTGATCTACCAGCATCACTTGCTGCGGATACTGCTTTAATTTGAGAACCATTTTTTAGCCGTAGTGCTAATTTGTTTTTTTCAACAAATCCAATTTGTAACCAGGAAGGTAAATTATCATACATAAATTTTACCTTTGTTACTAAGTTTTTTGCTGTGTCTTGTTTAGTTGCAACAACTAATATAGCTTTATCTCTTTGAAAAACCATCATCCATAATGCTATACCTGCGGATAATGTCGAAATACCTAACTGTCTTGATTTTAAAATGATACTTCTATCGTTCTTTTGAAGTAATTTTAATGTAGCTTCTTGAAAGGGATAAAGGTTAAATTGAACACGACCTCTAGTTGGGTGTTGAATATAACAATATTTTCTCATAAAGTAGACTGGGTCCTTAGCACATTTAACGTACTCTTGCTTTATGATTTGTTTTATATTAGTGTTAGCCATATAGTTATACGTATTGAGCTACAGCATTTTTAACTTGCTCTATACGTTCTTCAGTTGTACCTTTAATAGTAATAGTATCACCTCTAAACATTTGTGTAATTGATTTTATTTTACTATCAATAGCCATTCTATATTCAGCATCTGTTTCTCTAACGCCATTATCTTCTATTTTTACACCCTCAGGAGACACATAAAATAAAATATCATACTCTTTTATTAAATAATATAAAGTAGAGGTTAAATAATGTTTATGAGCTGAATCCATTGAAGTAGACAAATCAGCAAATGCCATAACATCAACAACAGTTCTATCAGTAATGATATTTTCCTGCATTAATTCACTTGCTCTCTCAGCTGCAAATACTAATTGACCTTTTAAAGTACTATCTGTGTTTAATGGTATGCCCATTTCCATAAGATACTTTGAACGTTCTGTTCTAAAAGTATAATCCTTAAATTCAGGTAACTCCTTTAATGCTTTTACTAGTGTAGTTTTTCCTACACTCATTGTTCCACAAAAACCTATTTTCATATCTTAATTTCTATAAGTGTGTCCTTTTGGAGCTGGTTTTTTATACCAAGGTAAACCTTCTTTACCTTTTATTATTTCATTCCAATCATCAAAAGTATACTCAATACCATTTAAATAGTATTCTTTTCTTCTTTGTTCTTTATTAATTAAAGCAGGACCATCTTCACTGTGAAATACTGCTCTATTTCCAAAGTCTATAACTCTTGCTGTTGTTTTAGTACCATCTTCTTCGATTTTAGATACTCTTCTTATTTTTGTTTTTGGATTAAGAGATCGTTGAAGCTTCTCGTATTGTAATCTTTCTGTTTCGTTCATATTTTATGCTATATCGTGTTCGTGAAAATCTGGATATTCATCATCCGTTTTATTAATTTTATTTTGAAATTTCATAAATGATCCTTCTTTATCATTAGTTAAACCCCCTACAGTGTGAATTTTATCATCTTCTTCAGACCAAGGTCCTGGTTTATCTGCATGTTCTAAAAAATCATTTATATCATCATCTAGTGTTAATATCTGCTCTGCAACTAATGTTCCTTGAGCTCCTGATACTGTAATACCTCTTGCTGACAATGCATCACCTACAAAATGTACATTAGGAAACCTAGTAAGACTTAAATCTTCGTAATTAACTAATGGTTCTGGTGATAAATATTTTACTTCAGGCATGTAAACACCCCAATCTTTACCTAATGTTGGGAATACTTTTTCCATATCATCTATAAAATCGTGAATATATGAAGCATACTCACCAATTGCGTCCCATAATGGGTCCATACTGTTTACAACGTGTGTTTCTACATACTCTCCTTCTGATGTTTTAGATGGAACTCTGTGTGAAGGTGAATAAAACATTCCTACACCTTCATGTTGTAATTTTTCTACTGCTTCTCTTGACCAGTCAAATGGTTTATCAATGCCTTTAATTTCCATTAATATACCAAAATTAGTCATGTCATTTCTAAATGCTTCATCTTTTTTAGCATGACCATTGTAACTAATATCACCATAAGTGTGTTCAGCAGCTACATAAGCAGCATTATTATTAGTACAAAATGATCTTAATGATACACCTTTATCATCATATTTTCTATATAATTTAAAGTCATAAGACACATCAATTAATTTCTGGAAGTGTTTTTGTGGTGCTTCAAAACGTACTCCAATTTGTACTGATTTAGGTTCTGTAGGTAATTCATATTTTTCAGCTAATTGTTTGCCAAAATCGATACCTGATTTACCAACACCAAAAATAAGCGTATCATATTCTAAACCAAATATATTTTGAGAACTATTTTCTTTAGTTTCAACTATTTGATTTTTAAAATTAATATCGTAAACTTTATGTTCCCAATAAAATTCTACACCTTTATCCACTAAATAATCATACCAATTCTTGCCAATTTCATGTAGATAATCGGTTCCAACATGCCACACAGGGAATAATCGTAAACCAAAATATGGTTTAATAAAATCTGGCTCTGCTACTGGGTTAGAACATTGTACTTCGGATGGGTTTGGGTGAAAACGTTTAAAATTATCAATTACTTGATCAAATAATTCCATTGCTTTTTCTTCTCCACAGTATTTTGATAATTGACCTCCTATGGATGTGTGATAAGTTAATTTACCATCTGACCAACCACCTGCTCCTAAAAAGCCTCTCATTACATCTGCTGCTGGTCTTCTATATGGGTCTAAACCCATATCAATAATTGTGATTTGACCATCAAATCCTTCATCTACTAATTTTGTGGCGGCGTTTACACCTGCAACACCTGCTCCTACAATTATTACTTTTCTCATACTTGATTATTTTTAGTTAATATACGAAAAAAAAGTGACCCAACCAAATGATTGGGCCACAGCTCCTTCTTAAAATTTTTTAAATCGTCCGGCTATGAATCGGACTAAATGTTTATTAGCAGCATTTAGGGCTACACCATCCAAAACATACTTTATTAAAAGTTAGTTTACAAACGGCTCTACAAATTAAATCTTTCATGTTTTTTAGTTTTATAATTAATTTATTTTATATAACCTAGCTGTTGTGCTAGAGATTTGAATGATTCTTTTGGGTTAGCAACGTAAATATCACCACCGGATTTTTCTTTATCTTTAAAATCAGGATCTTGTTGTTGTGATCTATAATTACTAGCCAGTGAATTTAAATATGATTTTTTCATTGAATTTTTAATACCTTCTATCTTAAAGATAAAAAATCCTAATGTTTCAATAAATTCTTGTTTACTATTTACTTTATCTAAAAGATTTTTAACAGCTGGTAAATTTAAAATAGCATCTACTTTTTCAGCATCAACTGAAATTTCATTTACATTTTCTTTAACATCTTTAGGTAAATCATTAGCTATTTGGGTTAAAATTCCCGGTACTTCTCCTTTAACAATATATTGTGGATCAAAACGATTAATTATTGCTGTTACAAATTCATCGAATTCTATTTTTGTTCCAATAGCATCTATTTTTACTTCTATATTTTGTGGATTTTTATCCATATATTTAGCAATTCTATCTACGTCAGGTAAAAAATCATATTTGTCTCCTGCTTTACCAGTAGTTCCAAATGACTTTTTAATCATGTCTAGTGTTTTCTGGTCAACATTATTTTTATTAATAATATCTAATACTTGATCATTTGTAGAACCTTTTCCACCCCAAATAGAAGCTGCTGCTGGAATTAACCAATCTAGGTTTTGTTTCATTAAATCATCACCAACTAATTTATTCCATAATGCTCTATTTTCATTAATAACATTATATCCATACATTTCTTTATACAAAGATTCTGCTGTTGTTGTTCCTTTAGTAAATTTACCAAATTTAGATTTACTTTTGGCTCTTTTATTTAATGGTTGTTTATCATCTGAATAAAAACTATTAATTTTATTTAAAAGATAATCTGGATTTTTTCTTAAGTATAAAATTAAATTAGATACGTCTTTTAATTTTTCATCATTTGTGTTTTGTACAATTGTATTTAAAGCATTGTCAAAAATTTCTTGATTTCCACCTGTTTTAAGTCTTTCTTGATCTTTAGGTCTTAATTTACTAAAAGTATCTGGATCTTTGGCTAATAGAGCATAAAAATCAGTTTCTTGTGGGTTTAATTTTTGTAATATAAACGCCCACTGATCATTTCTTCTAGAACCTTTAATAATTTCTTCGTCGTCTTTTTCTTTTGGTTGTACAACTTTAGTATCTTTTTTAGATGGTTGTGCAGTATCACCTGTACCACCTGTACCACTAGCTCCTCCAGATCCTGCTGTTCCACCTACTGTTTTTCCTGAAGGTCCCCCACTACCAGTTACATCATACTGAGCGTATTCAAAATCATTTTGAACAAGTTTTATAGGTTCTCCAGATTCATCAAAATCTAAATTAACATTAGTTTTTACTTTAAAACCTTGTGTAGCTAAATAATCTGTTGCTTCTTGGTCACTTTGATTTTCAAAATTTGAATTATCTATTTCATTTAATTCAACATCTATAAGTATTTTACCGTAAGTATCTTGTTGGTATTTATCTATTTTTGCTTTTACAGCTGTTGCTATTTCTTTTGCAGTTTCAGTTCTTCCTTTTTGTAGATCTGAACCATCATTTGCTTCATTAGCATTATCACCACTATTTGAAACATATCCTGAATAATCTAAAATAATTTTACTATTAACTGTAAGTTTTTTAGTATCACTATCTCCTATTTGTTTATCCATTAAAGAAGCTAAAGCCCCAAATGCTTGATCTATAAAAGCATCTTTTTCACTAGTGTTTAGTTCGTATTCTCCAACTTTAAATTTACCACCTGTGACTATAGAATTTTCATCATTACTAAAATCTCCTTCTACCCCCGAGGCTCCTGGATTATCTCCCCCAGTTATATCTAATACTTGTGAGGCATCAGTTCCACCACCTGCTCCTGATAATTTATCTGATAAATCTAAGGTATTATCTAAATTTATCCCTGTTTCAGAAGCTACAACTTGTTCTATTTTATCTCCTTCAAAAGCATCTTGAGCTGTATTAAGAGAATTACCAAACATCTGAGGTATCATAACCGCTAATAAACCTAAACCTGCTACTGCCCTTAATGCTTTATTACCACCTAATTTTTGTAATATACCTTTAAATTGTGAAGTTTTTTCACTAGCAGCGTTATTTTGTAAAGTAATACCTCGTATATCTGTGTCTGCGGGGTCTCCTGATTTAGATCTAGTACTTAAGGTGTAACTTTGGCCTTTAATCAAAGATTGACTTTTATCATTGTTACCAAAAACTGAATAATTATCATCTGGTAAATTTATAGTACTTTTATCCCAATCGAAAGTATCACCAGGAAGTAAGTTAGATAAATCTTTAATACTATTTACTTCTTTTTTTGCTTCAGATATATTTCCTTCAAGTTCTAAAGAGGCTAATAGTGCGGGTACTTCTTCTTCATCAACATCTTTAAAAGTTGCAGCTGTTGTTTTTAAAAAATCTAAAAAACTTACACCTTTATCTTTTAATGATTGTTGAAATTCTTTAAATTCGCCTTTTACATCTGAAGGCAGTGTATTTACTTTACCTTTAATTACATCACTAATTTTTGCTTCTAATTGTAATGATAAATTTTCTTTTAAAGTTCCTTTAGGTAAAGAACTTTGAATAAAAACTTCAGTAAATATAGTAGTTAGTTTTTGGTCAAACGAATTACCGTGTTTATTTTCTGTTATCCATTTAGATGAATCGAATCTTTTCATTTTATTTCTTTTTACTTTTTTCAAATGATCTACCACCAA